GATGTTGCGGGTCAGCGACCACCAGGTCATGTTGCATGGTTCAAGGCTTGTGGACGTGGTCGTGCTGCGATCTTGTCCTTGTTGGGTTCCTGGGAAGAGAGGCAAGGCCTGATCCACAGCCAAACCCGCGAAAGACGGCCCATCATCCATTTCGCATAATGTATATTATGTTAAACGTCGGCCGGTGCTACGCGGGCCTGATCCGCCTGCTGCTGGCATCGCTCTTGCCTCTCCGTGGTTCCAAGGACAAAGCGAGCATTGATGCATGTGCCAGTACCTAACCGGCCCCTTCGCGGGCTGGAGCGTCAGAGGCAATTACCTAGTCAGCCCTGACGGCGACCGCATGACACCCGAACGGATTGCCGGGCTGGCATGGCGCGATCAGATGGAACTCAGGGTCGCCGGGTTCGCTTCCCGACGCAAGGCCCAGGCCGGACAGCGAAAAGCTGGTCAGCGCCAGATGGTCAAGGTCGTTGTCGTAGACCTGGGCGAATTCCGGGACCGCCATTTCGGACGGTCGGCGGGTTGAAGGCGTATCCGTAGGGGCGATGCCCCTACACCCCGTCACTTGCAGGCCGCGTAGACCTGATCGTCCAGCTGACGGCTCAATGCAAAGGATCGGTTAACGCCAGCGGCTCGGTACATGGAGTCACGGTAGTCCTTGGCCGCTTGGCAACGGTCAGGCTCCTTGTACTGGCTGACCACGACCCCACTGCTGCCACTGCCAGAAGAAGCACGATAACCCTGACGCTGCTGGCGCTGGCGCACCTCTTGGCGCATGCGCTCCAACCGGAGCTGATTTTCATACGTCTCGTATTGCGGGGTCGCATCCCACGTCTTTTGAGATAAACCATTGGCGCAAGGTGCCGACTGATAGCTGGTTTTCCCGCCCTCAACGCACTTGTGCACCTGCTGTGCAGATGCTGGGCCAACGACCATAGCCGCCAGTAACAGAATAGCTCTCACGTCCATGTAGCCCCCTATAGCTGGGTGCATCATATCTCCACCGGCCGTAAGCGTGTCAGGTCAACTTCCGCTGTAACGGTTCTGCGCCGATTCGGGGAACGTGCCTATGGGGCGCTCTCCCACGCTGATTATCGCGTCGCCGCCTGTCGGCATGGCCGGGACGGGTCCAATAGCTGGTTGGGCCTGTGCGGAGGCGGGCAAGCCTGTGCCTGTTTGCATGTCCCGCTGCTGCTTGTACGGGTTATAGACAGGGCCGTGGCGCGCAAGGGTGCGGCACTCAGGCTGCGAAAGCTCGTAACGTGTGCCCTGCTCTGTCAGGCACGTACACGATGCCTCAGAGCGTTTTCCGTTGCCATCAAGACCTTCCATGCTGGACATGCAGATCAGCTGCGGATCAGTGGTGATCGCACGCTGATCGTAGATCGGCGCTGTCCAGGGCATGGTTCCGATGCGAGGCAAATGCGCTTTGGCGTACTCAGCGGTGGACGCGTAGGTCACTGGCCCGCCCGCGCCCGCCCCCGCTTCGCTGGCGGCAGTCACGGGCAGTCCAGCGCCCATCGGTTGCTGAGCGGCAGGGAGGCCCGAATAGTCCTCGATCTTCTTCTGTAGCTGCCATTTGATGCCTAGTACGAGAGCTGAAACTACGACGATGGCAACCAACAGCCACCGCATCCACATCGGCATGCTTCGCTTTGTAGTGACGAGCGTGGTGCTGGTGTAGTAGTCAAAGACGTACTTAGGTCGCACCCAATCAATCACATCGGTGCACTTGACCTGGACGTTAGTTTGATACTGGTTCCAGCGCTTGAGCTTTGTCTTGCTGCGCATGATCGAGGTCTGTCGGACATGCACATGCTCTTCGTATAGGCCGCGCAGAAATGGATCAAGCTGCAACCCCTGTTGCGCGATCATGATGAAGTCAAAGCCGCGATGCCTGTGCGTGGCCATAGCCTGCACGTGCGCCGGTACAGCAGCGCCCGGATTCCGATTCGGGAAAACCGTGTAGCACTCATCGAGCAAGACGACAGCGCCATCGGGTAGCTGCTCCCACTTCTTCGGGTCATCGACGTACGTCCACCCTGCCTTGGCATAGTCGAGGTCTTTTACGCCGTGAGCGAAGATCGCCCTTCCCTCCTTCTGGAACTTGAATGCCTTGTCCAGCGCGTATGCAGTCTTGCCGTGTCCTGGCTGGCCGGTAACGAGATAGAGCGCCATTACTTGCTCCCCAGCTTGCTTAGCACGGCCTTCTGCGCGCGCCCGGCAATCCATGCAGAAAGAATCATGGTCACGGCCACACCAATGCCAGTGGCACCCCAATAGGCCTGCAGGACAGGTGGAAGCGCGCCGAACTTCGACTCAACCAATGATTTGAGCGACGGCATGGCAATCTCATGGGTAACGAAACCGATACCGAGGGCGAGAAGGATTCGGCCAGCGATGCCAGGCAGGTACTGCCGTGCGGCCGAGACAAGAAGGGCCACGAGGGCCGCAATGATCTGAGGCATCAGTTACCACCTCGCGCGAGGATGACAGCCGCGGCGACCGCAGCAATGGTGATGATCAGGGCCTTGATCTGCGCGATGTACTGGCAGAAGAACGGAGGGGGCGTGGAGATGGCCGACATGAACCCGGAGGTGATGCCATTGCTGCCGCCCGAGGCAAAACCCATACATGAACCTCCACCGCCGATGCCGGACTGATCGAGGTCAGAGACGCTGAGGGTCTTTGTGGTCAGAACCTTCAGATCATCAGGTGATGATCCTGCGCCGGGATCGGTAGACATGCCGCCGACCTTGGTCCATTCCGGCTGAGCGCCTGCGTTTCCATTGTTGCCCTGGGCAAGCTTTTCGGTAGCGCAGGCAGTGCGCCACTGCATGAGCAAGCCGGTATATTCAAGCGCGTCACATTTCTCGCCTGTGCAGACCGGTGGCGTGCTGCATGTCCCACCCGCGATGTTGCGGTTCCTGCGCGTGTTGCAGTCAATACGCCATTGAATTCGCGCTTGCCCGCACATGATGGGCGAGCCGCTGCAGGTCGGAGGGGTCTTGCAGTCATCACCGCCTGAGAACTCGTCTCTCTTCTTACCATCCGAACCCTCGCCGCCCTCTTCTCCCTCGTCAGGTTCGCCGTCGCCGTCGCTATCCTTCTTGCAAGTGCCATCTTTGCCGCGCACTTCGCCTTGGGCACACTGCCCATCGCCGGGCAAGCACTTGCCATCAGGTGACTTGATCTGGCCAGCAGGGCATTCGTTGTTCTTGTTCTTACAGGTGCCATCCGCTTGAAGCGTCATGCCCTCGGGGCAAGGCTCCGGCGCACACTGGCCGAGCGAATTTTGAGGGCGACCACCACACTTACCCTCGGGCGGTTCGCACACATTGAGAATCGCGTTCCAGTAATAGCCGCTGCCGTAGTTGTCGCACGTGCCCTTCTCATTGTCCGGGCAAAGCCCGCCGGTGGCCTGCCAAGTCATGGAGCTATCAGCGTTGCGCCCCCACATTCCGTCACACATGTTGCGACAGCCCAGACTGCCGCTCTTCGCAGCGCCGCCGCTAGACCAAGGTCCAGTGCCGGTATACGAGGGTTCTGTAGAGCATTGGTTACGCCAGTACCAAATGCCGCCGTTGTATGCGCCGGTCTCAGCCGTGGAGCCGGACTTGACACCCCAATACGACATGATCACGCGCCCGGACGTGGGGCCACCATCCTTCTCGCAAACCTTGCGAGTGACACCGCCAGAAACGTTGTTATTACCTGCACCGGGGACGAACGCGTTGCACGCAGCCATGGCTTCGGCGAGGCTACATTGGCTGTTGCTTACAGAACAGTTCTTGACCTGGGCGACGGCCGCAGTAGGCACGACCACGGACCCGAGAAGCACGCACAGTGCGATGGCGATCAGACCGCGATGAACCATCAACCATCGAGTGCAAGCCATAGTCCCCCCAGAAACCCAATCATCACGAAATAACCGGCGTAAGCCATGACGTATCCCCTGAACAAAAAAAGGGGCGGGTCTCCCCGCCCCTACTGTTGACCTGGCCTTAGCCGCCGGAGGCCTTTCGACCGGCGCGGATCAGGGCAACGACGCCGCACATGCCGAGAACGGCAGCGCCGATCAGGCTGAGTTCGGCGATATCCATGCCGCCGGTAGCGGCCTCAGCCAGCGGGCCGGCAAACACCGGAGCGGAAACCAGTGCAGTGGTAACGACCGCTGCTGCCTTGATGCTGACGTTGCGGGCCTTGGAGTACAGATTGGTGCTCTTGTTCATGACTCTCTCTCTCGATGGTGGTTAACCGCCTGAGACCCGGCGGGCTTGCCGGATCATGTATCCGACGCCCCACATGCCAGCGATTGCGGCTGACAGTGCGAGGCCTTCGGCAACGTCGATGGGCGGAAGAAGCATCGGCGCTGGTCCATAGAAGGGATGCGCACACTGCCCGGTCGAGGCATCGAAATCCGCCTGTTTGCAGTACAGCGTGAGAACGGCCTCTTCCATGGGAACTCCTGAAAATTACGGCTTGACCGGCGCCGGGCCCGGCGTGGGCGACGGCGTCAGCAGTCGAATGCGGCGACCGAACTCCAGACCGCCGAATTTGTTGTTCTGCAAGGAGGTCGGGCACAGGTCATAAGTCCCGATCTTGTAGGGCTGCTGGTCTTCATCCAGACCAACGGTGAACGGCAGCGGGAAATCGCCCGGGCGGACGATGGCTGCTTTCTGCTCGCGGAAGACCGTTGCGGCCTTGCCTTCGCGTGCGGGGAACGAACGAACGGCGATGTTCTCGCTGATGATTTCAACTTTCATAGTGGGATTACCTTCCAAGCGATAGTCCGGCCGAATGCGAATGTCACTCGCCACGGGGACGACCAGAACTCCCCGGTGAGCTTGTCGAAATAACCGCCCTGGCACTTGCGGATGTCGGCTTCTACGCCGAGCGCTTCGCGTGCAGAGATGGGCGCTTTCCACCACCGCAGTTCGCGGCGGGATTCTTCATTGAGTCCGCCGCAACCGTGCGTGCGGAACCCCTTAGGAAATGCAGCAGCCATCACGCTGCTGAACTTCGATGCGTACTTTGCGAGATACCCGACAGCGTTGCGGGCTTCTTCGAACTTGCTGGATCCGTGCGGCCACCACTGCCTGTGATCGACGCGGCCAAACCACATGCCCTGCGGAACCCAAATCAGGAGGTGGTAGTGGGGCCATCCGCGCTGGGTGAGTTCGCCCACCCACAGGTAACGGAACACTTGACCCGTGAGCCGTCGGAGCCGAGCGACAGTTCGATTGAAGTGGCCGCGCATGCGTTTAAGTAGCTCGCTAACGTCACGAGGGCCGCTACGGCTTCCGTCTCGGTAGGTGAGCGTGAGCATGTACCACTTGCCCCGCCTCGATCCTTTCTTCGCTTCTTGGTCATGGAGTCGTGCACTCGTGATAACGGACTTGCGCAGCCGTTGCGCCCGCGCTTGCAGCGGGTCGATTTCGATGGAGAGACGACCGGTCTTCGACGCGGTGTCACTTGTTTTGTAATGGACAAGCCCAAGGGCCAGCGCTTCGCGCTGGCCCTCTGGGGTCAACGCGATCGGAGCCGCTGCGAGGTACGATTTGAGCGAAGCACCCGATGCGCGCTTGTTGCGCTGCATGGCCTCTGAGGCCATCTCGGTGCGGCGTGCAGAGGCGTGCATCACGCCGATGGCGTCATCGAATGCGGCAAGCTCAGGACGCGGCGCAGGCGTCAACCCTTCCAGCTTGATGCGGGCGCGCTTGCCGGTGCAGGCAGCACAAAGACCGCCCGCGAAGAAGTAGACGGTCGGCTCGCCGCAGAAGTTGCAATGGCCGCTCATCTCTTGCGCCTTTGCAACAAGAAGCCGACGAAGAAAAGCAGCACGAGGCCGGAGAAGAACGGCACCATCTCTGCGAGGGTCATGATCATTCGAACGGTCGCCGGCCGGTACGCACGTACCTGACGTACATGAGCAGTGCCCGCAGAAGCAGAGGGATCAGGAAGATCACTGGCCCATCTCGGCACGGGCCTGGGCCACGAATGCAGCGTCACGGATTGCCTTGGTGCCCTGCTCTTCCCTGCGGTCGATTACCCACGAGCCTATCCGTACAACGCCAAGTGCGACGCTGACGCACGCCCCAATCAGGGAGACGATGCAGATGACGGCGCTCATGCGAGAATCCATGCATTCACAAACACGCCACAGGGGGCGTAATGAAGAAGGTCAAGTTTGGCGTGCACGAGGTCTCGACCATCGAGATATGGGCTGCGGGAACTCTGCTTTTTGTTGCAGGCGCGGCTTCCGCCGGATGGGCAGTTGGGAAGTTCAGCACAACTGGAAATGCGGCAGATTGGTCGACATGCTTGGCTGGCGTGGCTGCAGCAGCCGGCACGTGGGCGATCGGAATCGGAGCTAATCGCTACGCACGTCTTGGGGATCAGAGACAAGAGGCTGTGGCTCGAGCAGCCGCGGACCGCGCTCAAAAGATCCGCGCTGGTCAGATACATAAGCTTCGACTCTGGGCAATGCAGTGCAACCGGGCCCACACAGGCATGAGGAGGAGGACTGACGCTTGGGCCGAAAAGCCAACGACTATTGCTGGCGCATACGGATTGCTCGATGGGACAGTGGTTATGCTTTCTCAGATTGATTGCAGCAGTCCGGCGTGGGAGCTGCTGCATCATGAGGACCTGAGCATTCAGGTTGACATTGGGATTCGGCTCGCTGCGCTTGCTCGAAACGTGCGGCGGTTCAAGGAACGGAACACGGATAAGCGTCTTCAGCTCGTCCCTGAGACGATGGGGTGGAAGTACCCCTTGGAGACCACAGAACTGCTTAGCGGCAGCGGCGACGCGTTGCTTGCCGCAATTGCACGTATTTCGGACGATTGACCTACTGCAGCATTTCACCTGGCCCTGCTCCCCCTCCCCATCCCCGAGATTCCCCGCAACGGCCTAGGGGAGCCGGGACGGGGTGGTGTCAAGCATTCCTCGACACCGGGGCAAACTGTAAAGTACCCCTATACACCTCTGTCAAGCAGGTATCGACAATGAGCGCCAGCTACGACCTTTTCTGCCGGTGGAAGCACGTGCAGAAAATCCAGAGTGACAACGCTGGAGCTATCGCGCTGGGCGTGTCGCGCGCGACCGTTTCCCTCTGGAAACAAGGGAAAAACGCCGAAATCCACTACGTCGAACGCATGGCCGTTGACATCGGCGACAGTCCGGAAATGTGGTCGGCCGTGGTGATGGCCGAGCGCAGCAACTCAGCCGACGAAAAGGCGGCTTGGAGTCGAATTGCGCAAAAGCTGGCGAGCGTGGCGATATTGGCGCTGATCGCCGTCGGACTCGGCGCGATGCCTAGTGCTGCAACGGCTTCGCCGGGATCGGCCAAGGCCGGAATGTATATTATGTTAAACCTCAGCCGGTACTACGGAGGCCTGATTGTCGGCTTTCCTAATTGTTGTCAATTTTACCCTTAACCCTGCCAGCCATTGATTTCATGGAGGTTTTTGTTGCTCAGATGACAGCATCTAGGGAAGCAGAGTGGCCGCATAAGAGCGTTCGCCCAGGCGCCTTCTCCATAGTTCCGAGTGCCTATAAGGCACCCCGAAGAAATTGGGGTACGCTCTGACAATGGACAAGCCCAATGCCCGACCGCCCGAATTTGGCTCTGCTGAGGACTTTGCTGAAAAGGCAAAGAGCCACACTCAGTGGTTCCAGGCAAAGGTCGAGCGCGCCTTGGCTGACAGTAGGCCGACGGTTCCGCACGACCAAGTGATCACTGAAGTACGCGCCGCAATCGCCGCTGCCGCGAAGCGGAAGACACTCACGTGAGCCTATGGTGCCTTGGCCGTGGCCTTCTTAGCTCGTTTTGAAGCTTTCTTAGGAGATTTTTGAGCTTGCTGATTTCGCCGAAGCGCTGCCTCGAGTTCGGCGGGCAGACTTTGGAGCCTCGCAAGTTGCTCCTCAAGCGCGGCGCTCCTTCCGCGCTGGTTGTCCGCCTCAGCGGTTGCCGAACTGGCTGCGGCTTGCGCTCGCTCCACGGCATGCCGGAGCTCCGCCTCAACGACGGCGTGTTTCTTTACCGTCGCAGCAAGCTGCGCTTGCAACAGTCTGACTTCTTGCCGGGCCTGATCTACGTCGCGTAGCGCTCGATCCTCGGCAGATCTGACGTACTGGCCAAGCGATTCTCGCTCAGATCTCGCCAACTCCTGGACTTCCTGCACCCTAGCGTCGAGTGAATCCCGCGCTGCCTCCAGCAGTTCCACACGCTGATGACTAGATTTCAGTTGTTGCTTCAGCTCGCCGATCTGGGTATGGAGTTGCTCAACTAGTCTCTGAAGCTCTGTCGCACGTGCAGTGGCAAGCTTCTCCGAAAGATCGGCTGCCTCTGAAAGAGAGCGGATCTCGCTCGCCTGTTTTTCTAACTCCTCCTGCTGACGGTGGTGCTCTTCGCGCTCAGCTGAGAGCTCCCGCCTGGCCTCGGCCAGATCTACCAGGGCCGCCTCTCGAGCATGCTGTAGGGCCAGCGCCCACCACTGCCCGGCGATCTCCGCAAGAACGGCGGGAGCGTCCTTCAGATCTGGTCGCTCCGGCTGCAGGCGAGTGCCTAGATTCTTCCACCAAGTCTCCAGCCAGCGCGTCACCGTGTTGGGTGACCCCGTACCAAGGTGGCCGCGGATGCGCTCTACCGTTGGTCGCTCGCCGCTGGCGACCAGTTCGTCAGCAGCCGTGTGAACGTCGGATTCGGTGATGCCACGAGCCATAGAATTGCCTCCTGTATGGGCACCCTGCCCCGTTGATTTCGTACTGGCGATAAGTGATGATTATCACCAGTACACGTGCTAATTCATAGCGTACATTACATACTATGAAACACAATTCTATATCTACGGCCCCACCGGCTACGGCGACCCACCTGGTTTTGCCGGAGCAACTGGCTCAGCAAGCGGCCGAGGCTGTGCGCGAACTGCTGGCTGAAGCGGCTGCTGCTAATACCACCCGTAGCTACGCCACAGCCCTGCGCTACTGGGCCGGCTGGCACCACGGGCGTTATGGGATCGAGTTGGCGCTGCCGGTAGGCGAGGCTGTGGTGATCCAGTTCCTGGTCGACCATATCCAGCGCAGGAGCAAGGCCGAATTGGTCAGTGAGCTGCCGCCGGCGTTGGACCAGGCCCTTGTGGCCGCCGGACTCAAAGCCAGGATTGGGCCGCTGAAGCTGTCGACCGTGGTCCAGCGCGTCGCCGTGCTGTCTACGGCACACAAGCTCAAGCGCCTAGCCAACCCGTGCGAGCTGCCTAGCGTCCGCACCCTGCTGAGCCGAGCCCGGAGGGCGGCAGTCAAGCGAGGCGAACGGCCGACCAAGAAGACCGCGGTTACCCGAACCGAGCTCGAAGCCATGTTGGCAACCTGCGATAGCTCGCTGGAGGGCCTGCGTGACCGTGCCCTACTCTGCTTCGGGTTTGCCAGTGGCGGACGCCGGCGCAGCGAGATCTCGGCCGCGGATATGCGCGACCTGCGCAAGGTCGGCGAGGACGGCTACATCTATCGACTGGAGTACTCGAAGACCCAGCAGGCCGGTGTGACGGCGGACTCGGCCCCAGATAAGCCGATCCTAGGACGCAGCGCCGAAGCGCTCAGCGCATGGCTGGAGGTGGCAGGGATCCATGAGGGGGCGATCTTCCGCCGGGTCTGGAAAGGCCGGGTTGGCCCTGCCCTGCTCCCCGGGTCAGTGGCTAGCATCGTGAAGCGGCGGGCTCGCTTGGCAGGCTTGGAGGGTGATTTTGGGGCGCACAGCCTGCGATCGGGGTTCGTGACCGAGGCGGGCAAGCAGGGCGTCCCGCTACCGGCTGTGATGGCGATGACCGAACACCGGTCGGTGGCAAGCGTGATCGGATACTTTCAGACGGGCGCGGCAGAGGAGAACCCTGCTGCCCGACTGCTGAAATAGCCGAATATTGCAGTCCAGCATGGCTGCTTGCAGCTTATGTGATCCAATTACAATTGGGCCGTTCGGCTCGGTGAGGGAAGTTATGACAGTACAAGAATTAACTGCAGAGCTAAAGGATGCTCGTACGCAAGTGGTAACCGATGGATATGATATGTCCTTAGGTGAGCTTGCTTCGATGTATAGGTCACAGGAGTTAGTTATTGATCCTAACTACCAAAGGCTTTTCCGATGGCAGCCATCGCAGCGCACTCGCTTCATCGAATCTCTCCTGCTAGGGATACCGGTGCCGCCAATCTTCGTTTTCCAGCGGGAATCAGGGGTGTGGGAGTTGATCGACGGCCTGCAGCGCCTTTCGACCGTGCTCCAATTAATGGGGGAGCTGCGCCATCCAGATCAAGGCCTATATCCGCCTTTAGTGTTAGAGGGCACTAACTTGCTTCCAGGTTTGGCAGGTATGAAGTGGGGGCAAGAAAACGGCGATGAGGCCGAGACGGTATTCGACATGCCGATGCAGCTCGAGTTGAAGCGCGCTCGCATGCGTGTCGAGATCCTCCGGAAAGAAAGTGACGAAGATGCAAAGTACGAGCTTTTCCAGCGGCTCAACACGGGTGGATCACAGCTGAGTGAGCAGGAGGTGCGTAATAGCGTACTGGTAATGCTCAACAGTCAGTTCTACGAGTGGCTCGTGCAGCGGACCCAACTGGCTGCCTTTGTAGAAACGGTCCAGCTCACGCCGAAGCAACAGGAGGAGCAGCAAGCGGTCGAGGTGGTGCTCCGGTTTGTGGCTTATCGTCGACACCCATATCAACGAGGGCTTGACGTGAATGAATACTTGGACGTGGCTGCCCGCCAGCTGGCGAAACTTGATGGCCATGTACTAGGTGCGGAGCTAGAGCTATTTGAATGGACGTTCAACATCCTCCGTCAATCCTGTGGAAGTGACGTGTTCAAGCGTTGGGACGGTGAACGCCATCTCGGGGCATTCTCCATTTCTGCATTCGATGCGATCGCATATGGCGTAGCGAGCAATCGCAACGAGATAGATGCTATCCCTGATCAAGACCGTCAGGGCTGGTTAGTCAATCGTGTCCGCGCCCTATGGGGTGATGGAGTTTTCCAAGCCAATTCCGGTTCTGGCGTGCGAGGTACTACGCGCATGAGCAATCTTCTTCCATATGCAACTCAGTATTTCCGGCCATGACCTTGGGGCTTCGGACTACTACCATGCTCTTGGATCACCTCGATCAAGATATGGCCTGGAGGATCAAAGAGATTCATCAGTTCAAGACAGCAGTGGACCAAGCAAGAGGTCGGAATGTCGAAGCTCACATAAGAGCGGGCGTGTCCATGCTGTATGCGCACTGGGAGGGGTTCATCAAAGGATCCGCCAATGCATATGTTAACTACTTGTCATACCGCGCGGACCGCAATCGAGCTTTGAAGCCCTGCTTCATCGCGCTTGGAATGAAAGCTAGACTTGCCACCTCAGGCGCATCAGCGAAGTCTGATGTTGCGGTTGAGACTGTTTCCTATCTGCTAACTGAGTTAGATCGACCGGTGCATCTTCCTCGTGAAGATGCCATAAGCGCTGAAAGCAACTTAAGCTCTACTGTATTTATAAACATTGCTGGGTGGATTGGGATTGACCCTGCGCGATATTCGACCCGATTTCCACTGATCGACAACATCCTGCTGAAAAGCAGGAACAATATTGCCCACGGCCAGTATCTGACCATCACGCCTCACGCCTTCTACAACTTAGTTACCGAGGTGCTGGAGATGTTGCGCTGGTTCAAGACTGACGTTGAGAACGCGGTGGTTAGTCAATCATTCTTAGTTGCATAGGTCACGGCATCATCCTAGGATTTTTTGCTCCTACAGCGTGCGCTGCAATCTTTCCTGATTTGGAGAAGAGAACATGTCCAGCCTGCCGGTAACCGATACGATAGCCCATGCGCTAATGCAGCTTGTCGATGATTCGAACAATAGCGGCGGCTATAGAGAGCCCTCCCATGCGGACATAGAATTTCACATCAAACACGCAGGCCTGGGAGAATTCGACCCCAAGCAGCAGGGACAGCTTATAGGAAAGGCCAAGCGCGTTCGTGCAGTCCTCTACGCCTCCATGGACTCTAAACCGTCGGCTGCAAGTCTGTTTGCTTCGGGCCTACTCGCGAAGATACGTGCATGTGGAGGGTTCCGAGTCTCTTCCAACAACTTCGTGGGTTACGAGGCGATCGATAACGCAAAAGCGGCTTTCGATGCCGAAGGGTACGTGCTGACTGATCATGGCTCACTTGAACCTAAGGTGCTCTCCTCTCTAGGTGGCGTGGAACTGACCGATGCATTGGTAGCCTATGCCCGCCGTGCTCAGAAGGGCGCGGAGGATGCCGCTCTGATCGCCGGCACTGGCAAAGACTTGACTGAGGCAACGGCTGCGCATGTTCTCCAGTCGCTTCAGGGGGGATACCCCAGCAGCGCAAACTTCTAAGCCCTACTAGGTATGGCTTTTATCGCTTTGGATCTTGCGGTCCCAGAAATGCCTGAGCAGCCAGGCGAGCCAGCAATTAAGTTGATGGAGCGTGGACTCTTTCAGTCTGCCTTAGGCGTCAATCGGGTGCGCAACAAGCAAGGAACTGGTCACGGTAGGCCTTGGCTGTCAACACTCTCTGATGAGCAGGCGAAGGCAGCTATCGAGATAATGGGGACGGTATCCGGCTATTTGCTGGCACGGCTTTCAATGCGTGAAAGCCGTAATAACCCACTCTAAACCGATGTTCCAGCGTTCATCTTCGCAGTGCCGGTAGCCACATCTCGCCCTACCCCCGATAAATCTTCCTAATCCCCTCCCCTCCGATGTACGCTGCCTGCGAGAAGCGTACATCGCCATCGTAGAAGAAAGCCAGTAGATGCCCTCGCACTGGTCTTGAGACTAGCCAGAATGGCCAACGCGGTCATCCGACGATCGCTTGCCCAAAAATACGGGGTAACGAGGGCGACCCCGAGTGGCTCAGAGCTTTGACTTGGCCGCCCAGCGCGGAGAGGAATAGGACGTCACGGTTTGCTCAAGAAGATGGAGCGCTCTTGCAGCTCGGTCTCTTTTCCGGAAAAGAACGCCGCGCAGCTCCAGGGCCTGAGCCATAACTTCTCGCGTTACAGTCAAGCAAACGAGGCGGGGCTCAGGAAAACGGCGATAAAACGTATGACCACGGTCAATAATCGTGGTATCTCGATGGGAGCTTGCTCGAACCAGTCTTCGATAGATTACGTCCAAGCCTGACTTCGGACCTTCCAGATACTGCAAGAAAATTGCACCATCAAAGACCACGGTGCCCGTCACACCCCACCCTGCATTTGCCCGCTCCGCCTCTTTCCAAAGCTCGGGAAAGTTCTTGCTTTCTAGCCCCGGCGCGACAAGGCTCGTGCAGATCAAATACGAGTGCGGCATTGGTCGAGCTGCGTGTGGGAAAAAGGGTCTTTCGGCACGGGGAAATTAAGCATCCGCACATGCACGAACTATACGTCATCCCCGCCAGAAGCGAGGCAGGAAGATGATCAACACCGTGAAGAGCTCGAGTCTCCCCAGCAGCATCGCGAACGACAGCACCCATTTGGCTGCGCTTGGCAGCGAGGCGAACGTCCCTGCTGGCCCAATGGTCTCCCCTAAGCCCGGCCCTACGTTCGACAGCGCGGTGGCCGCGCCGCTGGCGCTGGTTAGGAAGTCCAACCCGAGCCCAAGCAGCACCACCGTAATGACTGCATAGCAAACCAAAAACACCGTCAAAAACGCTACCACTGAGCCGATCACCTCGTCGGAGAGCGGCTTGCCGTCGTAGGACCGAGGAAAGACCCCATTGGGATAAAGCAGGCGTAGGAAGTGGACTCGAAGCATCACTGCCATGACCTCGAAGCGAAAGATCTTGATGCCCCCGCTCGTGGAGCCTGTGCACCCGCCAACAAACGTCAACAGGAAAAACACCCCTACGACGGCCGCTCCCCATTGACCATAGTCGGTTATGGCATAGCCTGTAGTGGTAACCACAGAAACCACACTGAAAGCCGCGTAGCGATAAGCCTGCTCAAACCCGTATTGGCCGGATGCAGCCAACCACGTTCCAATCCCACCCACCGACACTGCCAGAAGCCCCAGCAGAGATTTGACCTGGCGATCAAAGAACGCCCTCCGGTCCCCAGCCAAGAACCGCACATACAAGACGAAGGGCAAGGTCCCTGACAGCATGAAGAGCGTGGCAAGCCACTGGATCCCGTTGTCTTGCCATCGACCGAACGATTGATCTGAGGTGGAATATCCGCCCGTCGCAATCGAGGTGAGCGCATGCACGATGGCATCAAAGGGGTTCATGCCTGCCAGCCAATAGGCCAGACCGGCCACAACCGTCAGACCAATGTAGGCATACCCGATCGTCGAGGCGATCTGCCGAACCCGGGGCATGGCCTTTTGCGAGCGATCTGAGGACTCCGTGCGAAACAGCTGCATGCCGCCCACGCCGAGCGCGGGTAAGATGGCAATGGCAGTCGCGATAATGCCGATGCCACCCATCCATTGAAGCAGCCCTCGCCAGAGCAACAAGCCTGGGGGCGCGGTATCAAGACCCGTCATGACGGTGGCGCCGGTCGTTGTAATGCCGGAGATCGCTTCAAAGAATGCGTTGGCAAGATGTCCGCGAAGCTGCGGGTGTTCCGAGAAGAGAAACGGCAGCGCACTCACGGCGGACACGGCAGCCCAGCTCAATGGCGTCAGGGCGAAGGCCTGCCTCAATGTCAGGCCCGACTTGCCCCACTTCCCGCGAGAGCGCCAATAGCCCCAGCTCAGCGCACTGCCACAGGTGGCTGAAACCAAAGAGGCCGTCCCAAACGCCAACCAATCCCGGTTGTCGTAATAGAGATCCGCAGCCATGGGCAGCAGCATGAAGGCAGCTGCTGCCAACAGGACTTGCCCAACGATCGCCGCCACCAGACGAAAGCCATTGTGCGGTATTGGCGTCTGACCTGGTGCCCAACGGATACCGCTACTGTTGGCCTTCAAAACGACCGCCCGCCCGCTCCGCCAAGAAGCTTCTCTGCAACATCGATCTCGCCATATGCCACGACCAGCACGACCCTGTCACCCGCATTGATCCGGGTCTCGGCTGTCATATCAAGTGGGTGGTCTTCTCGAATGACGGCACCGACTTTAATTCCTTCCGGCAGACCAAGCGCACCGATGGTGTGCGTTAAAAGTGGCGAACTTCCGGCACCAATCGTGGCTTCAATAACTTCACCAAAGTCCTCGCGCAACGTCTGCAAACCGACAATGGCCCCTCGACGGACGTGCCGCAGCACGGTTGAGACCGTCACCGCGCTTGGACTGACGACAGCGTTGATGCCCATTCCGGGAAGAAGTGTGGCGTAGGTGCTCTTGTTGACTAGCGTCACGGCTTGGCGGCAGCCCAATTTTCGCGCCAAGAGCGAGCAGAAGATGTTGGACTCATCGTCGTTGGTTACGGCAACCAGAGTTTCCTTTTGATCGACCCGAGCCTCTTCAAGCACTGACCGATCCAGGGCATCGCCATGGAGCACAACAACATCGCCGCCAAGTGTTTCCGCCGCGTAGCGTGCCCGATCCCGATCCCGCTCAATGACCGTCATGCGCGCCCTTGGAAGCAAGGCCCGAATGTTTCGAACCAGGTGCATGCCCACATTGCCAGCACCTGCGATCACAAGTTCGGCGACGGGGCGCTCGCGGTGCCCGAAAAGCGCCATCGTCGCCTTGCGCCGCTCTGACCGCGCGAGTATGTAAAGTTCGTCCGCCAGCTCAGCGCGATCCTGCGGCGTGGGAATGAACGTAATGCCCTTGCGTGTTATGGCAAGGACCCTGATGTGCTCAAACTTTCCGTTGGACTCGAGGTCACAGATGCGCTCACCCATCGCCGGACAATCTGGATCCGTCACACCGATTCCGATCACTTCCAACTGTCCGCGAGCCAAGGGGAGGATCGTAAAGGCACCTGGCGTGCGAAGCCGCCTCGTAATTCCCTCGGCAACCTCAGCCTCCGGGGAAATGATCACATCAATGGGTAGATGCTCAGCCGCAAACAGGCCGTTTGCATCGCGCGCGGTGTATCCCACATGGCGAAGACGGGCGATTCGGCGCTTTACTTTAAAAAGCGAGTAGGCGACTTGGCAGGCGACCATATTGACTTCATCCGAACGCGTCACAGCGATCAGCATGTCAGCATCCATCGCGCCAGCTTCCCGGAGCGTATCCGGGTAAGAGGCATGTCCGACGACCCCGCGAATGTCGTGGCTTTCATCCGCCCGCCTGATCAGCTCGGCATCGGTGTCAATGATCGTAATCGCCACACCTTCCGAGGCCAACTGGCGCGCAATCGTCATCCCCACCTGGCCCGCGCCGCACACAATAATCTTCATGGATAGAGGGCTGACAGGACAGATGCCAATGTCGAAAACCCAAGCTCCGAACCGGTCTAAGGAGTTCGATTTTATAGGCCCCGGGCAGGGAGTGTCACCCTACGGAGTTGGGCGCCGCGGCGGCTGGATTGCAGCCTGCTCACCTCGTATTGACGCACACAGGCCTGGGCGGCTGGGATACTGTCAACACAGGTAACGAGCAAGCGTCCGATGATGACAAAGTGGCGGCTGGCCCTATTCAGGATTAGCAGGAGGATGTGGTTCCGATCCACGCTCTACGGCGTTCTAGGCGTGGCTACTGCCTTGGCCGGTGCGGGCGCTAAATTCGTGCTGCCGGAGGGGCTGGCAACGCAGATTGGTGCCGATTCAGTTGGCAACATCCTTGGCATCCTTGCCGCCTCAATGCTGACAGTGACCACCTTTGCCCTATCCACCATGGTCGCTGCCTACGGCTCGGCGTCGACCAATGCAACGCCGCGCGCGTCTCGGCTCCTGATTGAAGATACGCGAGCGCAAGGCACGCTGGCCACATTCATCGGTGCGTTCTTGTTCTCCATCGTCGGGCTCATTGCGCTGAGCACCGGCATCTACGGGGACAGCGGCAGACTTGTTCTCTTTGGCGCGACCATTGCGGTCATCATCGTCATCACCGTCACGCTTCTCCGCGCCATCGAGCAATTTTCCCGCTTTGGACGACTCGGCGAAACGGTCGATCTTGTCGAACAAGCCACCTTGAAATCCATGAAGCAGCGTGCAGAAGAGCCCTTCCTTGGCGCTACGCCCTACTCCGGCGTCGCTCCGAGCAGCACGGTCGATGTCTTCGCTGCGGATGTAGGCCATGTTGAACACATTGATGTGCAGCGCCTCAACACGGTTGCAGAACAACACCAGCTCATCGTCTATGTGAACTGCCAGCCCGGCACCTTTGCAACCCCAAACCGTGCGCTGCTCAGTGTCTGGGGCACCCTTCACGATGACCAGAGAACGCAACTGCTCGCAGCTTTCACCATCGGCGGCTCTCGTCGAATAGAGAACGATCCGCGTTACGGCTTGGTCGTCCTTGCTGAGATTGGTGTGCGAGCGCTGTCGCCGGCCGTCAATGATCCAGGGACGTGCATTACGG